TTATATTCAATATAAATAAGGTGTTAAAACGTTGTTATGTAATATGTTAACTGTATCATTATCATGAATAATGGCAAACCTATTAAAATCTTTATTATCAACTGTCTAAAAATACGACTGTTTTTAATTAAATTTATAAAATCTGAGTAGAAAAGAAAATGATTCGTACTACAATTCCGCAAGATAGAAGTAAAGCAGGACGTAAGACCATTTGGACAGATGATATTCCTGACCGTGTAGAGTTTATGTGTACACGTGGTTTTACCGACAATGATGTGGCAAAGGCGTTGGGAGTAAGTATACAAACGGTTGATAATTGGAAGCGTACTCGTGAGGAGTTTTATACAGCTTTGCAACGTGGAAAAGTTATACCGGACAATAACGTCGAGCGAGCGTTTTACGACGTTTGCATTGGTTATAGCCATCCTGACACCTACATCACTCAGTATAAAGGTGAAGTAATTAAAGTTCCTACCATAAAACATTATCCACCAAACGCCTGGGCATGCTACAAGTGGTTGACGATACGTTGTCGTGACCGCTGGGCAGACGTTCACAAGGCAGAAGTAACAAATACAATTAACATTCAGCATATAGACGTCGAGGACTTCTCGGATGAGGAGCTTCGGCTGTTAGAGCAAATAGGTATGAAGCGCCTCGTACAAGCATCACCTCAATAATAAATGGAAACAACAGAGGAAGTAAAAACAATTAGGCAACGTGATCCAAAACCAGATCGCATGCAAAAGGCGTTGGATTATCCATTAATGTTGCGACGTGAAAGGCTGAAACGCAGCTTATATGATTTTATACAGTATTTTTGGCCGGTGGTAAGCAACGATGAGTTCCGTCCAAACTGGCACATTAAGCAATTGTGCAGTGAACTGGAAACATTAGCCTACCGTGTGTCAGACAACCTACCAAAACAATATGACCTGATCACAAACATTCCACCAGGTACAACAAAAACCATTACATGTAGTATAATGTTTCCGGCATGGTGCTGGACAAAGTGGTACTGGATGCGGTTTATCACAGCCAGTTACAGTGCGGCACTTTCATTGGAAAGTGCAGAGTATTGTCGTGACCTTATACGTAGTGATATGTTTCAACAGTTGTATCCTGAAATAGGAATAAAAGATGATAAGGATACGAAGTCGAATTTTAAGGTCGTTAAAAAAATATACGTCTCTCAAGGACATGCACCACGGCTTGAGCCTGGAGGTAACCGATATTCTACGAGCGTGGGTGGAACGCTGACAGGATTTCATGGGCATATATTGATAGTGGACGACCCGCTAAACCCGGAACAGGCCGTAAGTGAAAAAGAATTACAGACTGCTAATCGCTGGATGGAGCAGACATTACCAACACGTAAAGTAGATAAAGAGGTTAGTGTAACTATACTTATAATGCAGCGCCTACACCAGGATGATCCAAGTGGACGATGGTTAGAAAACAAAGAACTTAAAACACGTCTTATCTGTTTGCCTGGTGAAATAAGAGATTACCGTGATAAGGTGTATCCAAAGGAATTTATAAAGAATTATCGAGACGACCTGTTGGATCCAGTACGTTTGTCTTGGATAGCATTAAAGGAACTCAAGGCACGATTAGGACAATATGGCTATGCCGGTCAGGTAGGACAGGACCCTACACCGCCTGGTGGAGGAATGTTTAAGGTGAACAGGTTTATAGTGATTAACGTTATGCCCAACCCAGTGAATATTACCGAGACGGTTCGTTACTGGGATAAGGCAGGAACAACGGACGCGGGAGCTTACACTGTGGGAGTTAAGATGCACCGTTGGAGTAACCGCTGGCTCATAGAGGATGTAGTACGTGGACAATGGTCAGCAGAGGATCGTGAGAGGATGATCCGCAGTGCGGCCGAGGTGGATGGACGTAATGTTAAGGTGTACGTCGAGCAAGAACCTGGTAGTGGAGGTAAGGAGAGTGCAGAAGCTACAGTGCATAACCTGGCGGGATATGCTTGTTATAAGGATCGTCCAACTGGTGATAAGATATATCGTGCAGATCCTCTGTCAGTGCAAGTAAATGATGGAAACGTAGTATTGTTAAAAGGTGAATGGAACCATGACTTCGTGGAGGAGTTCCGGTATTTTCCTTTTAGTACATACAAAGACCAGGTGGATGCTGCAAGTGGAGCATTTAGTAAGTTGACAGTAAAGAGATATGCAAGGAGAATAACTTAAAAATATATAAATAAAATGGCAAATAAACAGAATAGCAGTGATTTCTACGAGTATGCTACGGTAGATACAGATCCTGAGAGTACGTGGGGGTATTTTACCAAAGCTATAAATCCTTACCAGATCAAGAAAGAATATGGGTCGGAGAAGGTGTTTTTCTCAATTCGTGAAGAGGATTTGGATGACTCGAGTGGTGCGCCGGCAAGTGATGTTACAGTAACACTCCAGTTTAAGTGTCCTGGTGATGAAGACTGGCAGGATTATTACAATGATGGTGTAGATTTTGAGATAGGGCAGCGTGAGGTGGTTGAAGACTATGGTAAGGGAGTTTTGTGGCGAGCAGGTGTAAAGTGGGATGGGTATACCAGTGGCAGTGTAGTGTTTGGATTTGACTGGTAAAAATACAGTAAAAAAATGGTAGTAAAGTCAGTAGTAAGACCGGTAGTAGGTGTGAAAAATAGTATGTTTGCGCAGTACAAACCCGTTTATTCTGCGAAAGTCTCAAAGCCTACGGGCTTACAGAAATATGCAGAAAACTGGCTTGCAAAAGAATGGGTACGCCTTGACCTATGGCAGTACACGGATCATTTCCTGCTTTTAGGGTCACATACTAATGAAAACGGCGAAGCCCTGATAAACTGGATGAACCCTGGGACACTTGATGCCACGAACATAAACTCGCCTGTCCATACACCGAAACAAGGTCTGCAATATAACGGCACGGACAGTTACACGGACACGAATTTCAATCCTTCCGTTCACGGTGTTAATTACAAACAGGATGATGCGAGCCAGATTTTATATGTGAGGACGAATATAGCATGTATGGGAGGTTGTGGTATTTATATGAGTAGTGATTTAAAAGATTGTGCTATTATTCAAAGGTGGTCTACTGATAATGCATATTTAAGAATAAATGATGGAACATATGTTATTAATTCAAATTTATTAGGTGATGGATTATTTATTGCTACTCGAACTGCAAGTAATATAAAGAAATTGTACCGAAATGGTATTCCGATTGTTGAAGGCACAACGACAAGCACGGGAGTACCAACACATAACTTTTATATAGGGTGCTACGATGATGATGACAGCCCGAATGGATTCAGGGCGGATCAGGTATTTGCACACATCATAATGAAAGGACTACCGCAAGAGCTTGCAATCAAGGCAACTAACGCACTGAACGGATGTGCAAAACTTTTGGGGGTAAACGTGTTTTAAGAATGAGTAAATATTACATCATACCGAAAACCGAGGCAGAAATTTATAAAGTACAGGTAAGATATGCCTGGCACTGGGGCTTGCAGGCAATAGAAATAGAAAATGGAGACTTCGTGCTCAGAAAAGAAGTAATCAGAGAGGCAGAACGTAGGTTTGGTGCAAAGATAACACTGGATGCAGGGACTGTAAATGAAAAAGAAGTTAAACTGGATGCAGAGATGAAGAAATACCCGGTTATGGATGAAAAAAATATTGTTTTTAAGACATACGAGGAACCAGTTGAAGAAATGAAAAAGCTATGATACGTACAACCAACATACGAGGAAATGGTGAACCGCGACGCCTGTCACCACGGCAGATGCAGGTGATGGTGGAGCTGGCTGGTTCGGTCATTGACCGTGCTATGTTCGCTGAGCGTATGGGAAGCCAGTACGGTGGAAAACGTGATGTGTATTCTTCATTAGGATATCCAAAGATGTTATCGTGGGATGATTACATTACACACTATGAACGTCAGGATATTGCGCGTGCCATCATAGACCGGCCGGTGACGGCAACATGGAGTGGACAGGTTGGGTTATTGGAGAGTAACGATGACAAGGATACTGCGTTGGAGAAACAATACCGTGAGCTGGACGACCGCTTGAGTTTGAAGCGGCGTTTTGTCCAGGTGGACAAACTGGCTGGGATAGGTGAATATGCAATTCTGCTGCTGGGGTTGAGTGATACACAGAAGCGTGAGGATTTTACTCGTCCGGCACGTAAGGGAGCAAAACTGTTGTATATTACACCATTTAGTCAGAACTCTGCTGGGGTTGTTAGTTATGAGTCTCACTCAGCCAACCGGCGTTACGGACTACCAACGGTTTACGAGATTACAGCTAAGAACGTTGAATCCAGCAGTTATGCCGAGTTCCGTGTACATCATACGCGGGTTGTACACGTAGTAGGTGATTCGTTGGAGAGTGACGTCCATGGTACGCCGCGATTGAAGCCTGTTTTTAACAGGTTGATTGATCTGGAAAAACTTGTTGGAGGCTCGGCTGAGATGTTTTGGCGTGGGGCACGTCCGGGATACTCCGGGAATTTAGATCCTGAGTACAAATTGACAGATGAAGAACGAGATAAACTTAAGGTTCAGATTAGTGAATATGAACACGACTTACGTCGTATGTTATTGAACGAGGGTGTAAATTGGGAAGCATTGGCACAGCAGGTATCTGATCCTAAGAGTCATGTTGATGTCAATCTACAAATGATAAGTGCCCAGACTGGTATACCAAAACGTATTTTGACAGGCTCGGAGCGTGGTGAACTTGCAAGTAGTGAGGATCGTGGTGAGTGGCTATCATTTATCCAGAGTCGCCGTGAGGAGTATGCTGAACCAAGAATTGTACGTTTATTTGTTGATCACTGCGTTGAACTGGGTATATTACCTAAGGCTGTAGAAAAATATGATGTACAGTGGAGTGACTTGTTTGCTATTGGTGAAAAAGAGCGCTCTGAAATTGGTAAAACTCGTAGTGAAGCGTTAAGCAAGTATGCTGGTACACCAGGTACTGACTTGTACATTCCACCATCAGCATTTATGCGTTATATAATGATGCTGAAGGATGAAGATATAGAGTTAATACAAGAGGAGTTGGAACAGTATCGTAAAGAGACTGAACTGGAGGAACAAGTTACGGAAGAAGAGGAACAAATAATTGAGGAGACTGAAGAATGAGAGGAACAGTACGATACATACACCGTTATCACGACCACTGCTCGTTGATAGACGAGAATGGAGTAGAGCGATCGTTCAACCGCAGTGAGATACAGGCTGATGAAGATGTAGAGAACCATGATGCTGTTGTGTTTGATCTTGAAGGCAATAAAGTTGTAGATATTGAATTATTGAAGAAACACCATAAAGGAACGGTTATAAGTTTTGAGTGAAATACTAACATACAACCAGGTAATAGTACGCAACAGTCGTGTTGATCCTACTAATACTACTATGTTACGTAATGCGTTTGTACGTGAAGTGCGGGTAAGGTTTAACCGGCTGATTCGTACTATTCGACAGGCTGTCGTAGATGAGGATTGTTTTGGAATGAGTCCTATGACGACGATGCAGGTTACGCCGGGGCAGTTTGCCTTTCCGCGTTCTGCGGATAAAGTAGCTGCGTTTGAGCGTTGGTTACAAGGACAGATAGATAAGGAGTTGTTAGAAGTACGTACACTGGAGCAGGTAGGAGTGGGAATTGAAGGATCATGGACAAACCGGTATGTATATGATAGTTACAAGCGAGGAGTGATTCGTGCACGGTACGAGTTACAGAAAGCAGGATTTGGAATACCATCGATTGATCAGACCGGTGGAATTGAGATCTCGATGAGCACACCATTTCATATTGATCGTTTAGGACTGTTGTATACACGTGTTTTTAGTGAATTGCGTGGAATCTCACAACAGATGGATCAGCAGATCAGCCGTGTTTTAGCACAAGGAATAGCCGATGGTGATGGTACACAGTTGTTGGCACGTAAACTGGTTGGTACAATCAATGGGACAAAGATGGGAGATTTAGCACTGACTGATACACTTGGTAGGTTTATTCCGGCACGACGCCGGGCTGAAATACTGGCACGTACCGAAGTTATACGTGCTCACCATCAAGCCACTGTACAGGAATACCGTAATTGGGCAGTTGAAGGAGTAAGAGTGCAGGCGGAGTTTAAGACTGCTACTGATGAACGTGTGTGTGATCGTTGTGCAGCGTTGGAAAGTTCTGTTTGGACACTGGATGAGATAGAAGGTATGATCCCGGTTCATCCCCAGTGCAGATGTATTGCATTACCTTATAAAGAAAGTGAAATCGTTTCAAGATTAGGACCAATTGAAGGATTATGACAGTAAATAATATACCATCAATGACACCAAAGATCGTTCAGGACTACCTGCGAGAGGTAGGACGTCAATGGACAGGCCGTGGAATTGCTATGGAATTAGGTTCATGGTTGGGTGCTACGGCAGTGGCGTTACTGGAGGGATTGGTCGAGGCTGGATATAAATTGCCTTTTTATGCTTATGACCGCTGGATTGCTAATGACATGGAAATTGAAAAAGCAAAACACCAGGGAATAAGAATAAAGCAGGATCAGGATCTGATGCCACTGTTTATTGATAATGTTACGCAGGTATACAAGAATGTGATTCCTGTAAAAGGGTCAATACAGAAAACGATAACTCATTATACAGGAGAGCCGATCGAGGTGTGTATATTTGATGCTCCAAAGCGTGACCCGGTATTTTCAGCTACTGTATTTGCATTACATGAATATTGGATTCCTGGTGTGACCATACTTGGGTTGCTGGATTATTACTTTTATAAGAGCAAGCCCAGTAAGCAGAAGTTGTTTAAAGCACCGGTCAGGTTCATTGAGGAGAACGAAGGATGTTTTACGCGATTGGCCGAATGGCCTGAACAGTGTCAGTGTGTGTTTTTCCGTTATGAAAAAAGTTTAAAACGTATATAATTATGCCTTGGACAGTACGGGATGTAGACCGCCACAAGCATGGTTTAACTGATGTACAGAAGCGTCGTTGGGTAGAGATTGCTAACAGCGTACGTGCTGAATGCATCAAAAAAGGTGGCAGTGAACGAGAATGTGATGCCTCGGCCATACGACAGGCCAACGGAGTAGTCGGACATATGATGGTGTATGTAATACAAGCGAATAGTAATTACACTATTCGTGAAACTACTCATCGAGATAAACATTACATCGTTGTACCTGTTGTTATGATGGTTGAAGGAGTACACAACGGTAGTCAAGGTCCAATACTGCACTTGGCAGAGGAACTTGGACGGTATCCTGCTATATGGAATGGAATACCGGTAATGATTTATCATCCTGAACAGGATGGAATGAACGTATCAGCAAATACGCCAGATATGATCGACCACGATGCAGTTGGTCGTGTATATAACACTCGCATGAACTCTAAATTGAAGGCTGAGGTATGGTTGGATGAAGAACAATTAAGGCAGGTCTCTCCATCTGTGCTGGAATATATCCGCAGTGGTGAGCCGTTGGAGGTCAGTGTGGGTGTATTCACCGATGAAGAGCAATCTGAAGGTGATTTTCACGGAGAACATTATAATGCTATTGCCCGTAACCACAGGCCTGATCACCTGGCGCTGTTGCCCGGCGGCGTTGGTGCTTGCTCGTGGGAAGACGGATGTGGCATTCGTACAAACGAGAAAGGAGGTAAAGATGTGGAAGTAAACAGTGAATTAACGATTAATGCATTGCGTTATTCAAGTACTGAAAGTACGTCATGGTCAGCACCATCACTTGGTGACTTTGGTGTTGGTACAAGCTGGGATGAACTCAGCGCAGCTGATAAAGGCAAGGTGGCAAGCCATTACCTGATAGGTAGTGCAACGGCGGGGACGTTTGGTGACTTGAAGTTGCCAGTCGTTAATCCGCGAACGGGAAAACTTAATGAACGTGCCTTGCGAGCCGTGATTGGTGGACGAGGTGCTGCGGTTGGAGGAGTAAGTGCTGAGACGCGTAGTGCTGCAAGACGCCGTGCTTATCGGCTATTGAACAGTGAGTTCAACGCTGAGTTAGAGGTGCCGGAAGGTCTCGAGGATGCTAAGCTACAAAACATTGACAGACTGCTCGTAGTTAATGAAAATGAAGGCTACAAGCAGTTGGTCGAGACGTTGCAACGTATGCTGGATCAGAAAGACACCAGTGTCCGTACACATTTTTTGGAAGAGGCTTACGATAATTATATTGTCTATCGTGTAAGTACAAGGGATGAAGGTAGTAAATATTATCGTCAAAACTATACGAAAAATGATGGTAACGTAGAGCTGGCAGGTGAACCTGCCGAGGTACGTAAGAAAGTTGATTATGTTGCAATGATGCAACGAACTAATTTTAATGATGATAACCAAAAAACAAAGGAGGTTATAAAAATGACAAAGAAAACTGATGAAACAACTACTCCTTGTTGTGAAGACATGGTTAATGAGCTTATCACAAATGAGCGCACTAACTTTGATAAAGATGACAAAGAGTGGTTGATGACACTGGAGGAAGATAAGTTGAAAAAGCTGGTTCCTCCAAAAGAGCCTGAAAAGCCTACTAAACCTCCTCAGGTTAACGCCGAGGATATTAAGAAGGTTTTAAGGGAAACTCTAAAAAATCCGGAAGAGTACTTACAGTACATGCCGGATGACGTCCGTGATCAATTTGATTCGGCACTTAAGCTCCATAGTGAGCAGCGTGCCAGGATGGTCAAAGCGATCTTGGAAAACACCGAAGAGGGTACATGGACAGAAGACAAACTCAAGGAGATGAAAACGGAACTTTTAACTAACATCTTTAAGTCCGTTGTCAAGGAAGAAGTTGCTGATTATTCCCTTGCAAGTGGTGGTGATGGTGGAACAGATGACGATCTTGTCATGCTGCCGACCGGATTAGGACAGAAAAGTGAAACTGAAACTAAAAAAGAATAGGAAAGGAGGTAAATTGAGAGATGGCTTATAATACAGTTAAGCTAACGAAATATTCGGATATCGAGGTGGAGTATGATGCTGTTGCTGCGATTACTCCGGGTATGTTGCTGGAACTTACCTCAGCAGGTGAAGTTCAGGCGCACTCCAGTGCTGGACAAAATGCATTTCCATATGTTGCACTGGAAGATGAGCTGCAAGGTAATGGTATTGACGATGACTATGCAGCTGATGATAAGGTTAAGGTTTGGATACCAGGACGAGGAGATATTGCTTATATGATACTGGCGGACGGTGAGAATGTTGGTATTGGTGACTTCTTGGAAAGTAATGGTGCTGGATATCTACAGAAGCACTCCGAGGATGTTGAGAGTTGGGAGTCGGGTAGTATACAAATAGCACGGACTATTACTACGTACACTCGCCAGATCGTAGCACAGGCACTTGAAGCAAAAGACCTTTCCGGGTCGAGTGGAGAAGAGTCAAGTGGAACGCTTGGATATAATAAGAGAATTAAAGTAAGAATTTTATAAAAGTGGAAAGGAGGAAAAAAATGAAGACAAGTGTTGATTTATTGATGAAAGGTGGTGGTGGACAAGGTGAACTGGCTGCTTACATGCAAGGACAAGGTAGGTTAGATCCTGGATCATTACGCCCTTATATTACTGATAAAGGAGCTTTTGTCGCGGTATATAAAGGTAATGGTGACCCAAACGATAAGAAGAACTACTATACTGTACCTGTAACGAACGCTACATTGCGGCGTGATGAATGGAAACAGTTGGATGATGCTTTATTGAAGGTTGCCAGAGAGCGTCTTGGTGGGATTGATGATCTGGTTTCTAATGGATTGACATATCCGCTTGGGAACGCGATGGGAACAACTGTTTTGGAATGGCACGACGTAAATGATGCCTTCGAGGCTGATATCACTATGGATGGTATTACGCGATCCGTAGGAGATCGTCCGACATTTCAATTCAACTATTTACCAATCCCAATAATCCATGTGGATTATGAGATTAATGCTCGTGTGTTGGAAGCAAGTCGTAAATTGGGAAATTCATTGGATACCATTTCGGCTGAGATGGCAGCAAGGAGAGTAAGGGAGAAACTGGAAGATATGTTATTTACAAACACGACATATAGTTATGGTGAAACGGATGACCGTAATCGTAATACGATTTACGGTTATTTAAATCATCCTGACCGTAACCAGGTGACTATGGATGTTGACTGGAATGACTCGTCTACGACAGCAGCCAAAATACTCGCTGATGTGATTGCTATGAAGCAGGCCAGTATTGATGCTCGTCACCATGGACCGTGGATGCTGTACATACCGGATGAGTATGAAACGGTGTTGGATAAGGATTACGATACAAGAACACCTGGCACTACCATTCGGGATCGTATCTTGAAGATTAGTGGTATTAAAGACATCAAGGTTATTGATCGTCTGACTATAGATAATGTTTTGTTGGTACAAATGACCTCGGATGTTGTAAGGCTGATAACAGGTCTTCCGTTGCAGAACGTGCAGTGGAAAGAAGAAGGTCAGTTTGTTACTAAGTACAAAGTATTGACTATCCAGGTTCCACAGATTCGTTCCGACAGGGATGGACGATGTGGGGTAACTCACCTGGCATAAGCTCACTTGAGATCACTAATCAAGTGATTAATTTATAAAAAATAAAGAAAGGAGTTTATAAAATGGAAAGAGATGATGGAAAAATCCGCTGGCGTAAAGACGGTGGAGGATCATTACGATTGAAAATAGGATATAAAGGAGGACGAAATAAATACCGGATAATTAAGCCGGGAGAGGTGTTTCACGCCCGTCCTGACGAGATACCCAAAGCGTTTCGTGACGTGGTTATACCATTAGATGGTTTACCTGAAGAAGTCACACCTGAGAATGTTGTTAAGACTACTTACACTCCTGTCCATCGTGGTGGAGGAAGATATAATGTGGTTGATGGTAACGACAAGGTCGTAAACGATGGATACCTTACAAAAGAAGGAGCACAAAAGCTGGTTAATGACCTGTCATGACTTGGAACGTCCCGAGAATGTGGGAGGGAGGAGAATGCTGGATAATTGGCGGAGGTCCCTCGATGCCACAGCAATTCGGAGTTCCGGAGGATGTGATTGACAGTATCGTTCGAGGTGATAACCCACCCAGTATGTATTCTCCTTACATGGCTGCAATCCATGGTAAGCATGTTATTGCAATTAACGTAGCATTTCTGATAGGTGATTGGATCGACATGGTATTTTTCGGTGACAATAAGTTTTTTGTTTCTTATCAAAAACAGCTTGCCGAGTTTCCAGGTTTGAAAGTTACGTGCAACAGTAAGTTTAGCAGTGGTACTTATGATGGTGAGAATATTAAGTATGTGGCGAAGGATAAGAGCCATTCACATGGTATTAGTGACAATCAGCGGATGGTCAGTTGGAATGGTAACAGTGGAGCAGCGGCGATAAGTATTGCTGCGAATGCAGGTTGTGAGAGAATTATATTGTTAGGTTTTGATATGAAGGTCGGTAGTGACCAACGACAACACTGGCATGACCTTTACAGAGTTGTTGGCCGTAAACCTCACAAAACGAAGCGAGGGAGAATAGTGAATCCTAATCAAGTAAAACACCTGCCATTTGCTCGTCATTTACGTGGCTTCCCAGATATTGCCTGTGATACTGAAAAGAGAGGAATTACAATACTGAATGCATCACCGGATAGTGCAATTGAACAGTTTAAGAAGGTAACAGTAAAGGAGATACTCCACAATGGTAAAGTATAATCATATAGTTATAACGGGTTACCCGCGTAGTGGTACAACACTGTTGTATTGTATGATGCGCGGTAGTGTTGTGGGATACAGATTTTACGATAAGGAGATGCAGGCACGCGAAGCGTATGGAGAGCACTCCAAAGAGTCGAAAGTGACTAAATCTTCTGATGATGTTTTTGACGCAATATTGATTCGGGAACAAATTCCCGATGTTGGCTTTATTGTCTGTGTTCGTGATCCGAGGGCAGTATTGACATCAAGTGTAGATGGTAGATCAGGTTTCCGCGTTGATTGGGATTTATGCTATCACAATCGTGGTAATCCAACAATAGGTCTATTAGGATTTGACAAAGCAATAAGAAACATGGATGATTATTTTCTTTGTCGGTACGAGGATTTAGTGAGTGATCCTATGAGAATGCAAGAAGAAATTGGACAATACTTTGAGTTATCATATGATGGTTGGTTTAAAGATTTTCATATGCATGATATTCCTGAACCATTGAGAGTTCGTTTGAATGGAGTGCGTCCTGTTTCAACAGATAAAATAAATCAGTGGAGGGAACGTCCGGTAAGAATATATGATCAATTTAGCCAGTGTCACGAATTGTTTGACTTATTGGAATACTGGGACTATAAGACTGAGATGGGATGGTTTTCTGAGATAGCGAATCAAGATATGAAGAGATTTGATTTTTTGGATGAGATTATAAAGCACCATAATTTCAAAATAGGGGCTGAGGTAGGTACAGGGACTGGTAAGACAGCAATGGAGTTGCTTCAACGCAATAGTAAACTACATCTTATACAGGTAGCATATTATCCGGGACCTGACATATTACCAGGTGACGATATTACATATTGCACCTGCCAGAAGGCTCGGCGGTTGTGGTGGCGACGTGTTAAACATCACGTTCACGATAAGCGTGTGACTGTGCTGGAAGGCAAGAGTCAACAAGTTGTACGTCAGGTAAAAGATGGATCATTGGATTTTGTATTTATTGATGCTGATCATTCTTACAAAGAGTGTTTGCAAGATATACGTTTATGGTTTCTAAAAGTTAGGCGAGGAGGGCTGGTTTGTGGACATGATTTTGGACATAAGAAGTTTCCTGGTGTTGAACAAGCAGTAAGGGAATATTTTAAAGACGATTTTAAATTAACAATTGATAATGTTTGGTATGTATGGAAGACAATATAACAGTAATATGTGTATTGTGGAAAGGTAAGTTTAAGGCACACAAGTATGATAATCCTAATTATGATGAGCGTTGGGTTGAACGATTGGGTAACATGGTGCGTCGGAGATTAAACGTGCCACATGAGTTTGTGTGTTTGTCGAATACTGATATTCGTGTTCCAGGTTGTAGGGTAATATCGTTAAAACATAATCTTCCTGGATGGTGGAGTAAGTTAGAAATATTTCGTGAATATTTGCCTATCAGACAAGGTAAAGTGTTGTACTTGGACTTAGATGTTATTATTGTAGGTGATTTGATGCCGCTGTTGCAATATGATAACGATATTACTATTTGTGATACGTTTGTGAGGGAAGATGAAAAAGATATACGAGGGTTGCATCGTGGGTACAACTCATCGGTTATGGTATTTAAACATCCTACTAAAGCACGGATATTTAAAAAGTTTATAAAGAGAAAAGATTATTGGATGATGAAATATAGAGGTGATCAGGATTATCTCAAAGCGATGTTTCCTCGATTTGGAAAATTTCCTCAAGGATGGATTAAAAAACTTGGTATGTGTAAAGATGGTAAGGACTCTATCGTTGTGGATAATAATATGAAAGTTATGCTGTGCATGCCTGAGAAAAACATTCAGGCAGCACATCGGTATCCTTTAGTACATGAATTATGGCAATAGACCAGAGACCAATATTTATAGCCGGTCCGCCACGTTGTGGAACAACGATGCTGGCTGGATTGTTGAACATTCACGGTGTTTGGGTGGGGCAAGCACGTACAACGTGGTATCCTGGGACGAACCCGGAGTTTGGTAGTGAGAATCAAGATATTAAAGCCATCATGAAGCGTGAGGCTGCAAAGATAGGATACCGTAATTGGACAGTACCTATACCTGAGGATATGAGTATGGATGAGGATTATTATGAAATGATAAAAAATGAATTAAAACGAGATATACTACCGAATGATGAACGTTGGCTTGTTAAAACTTCATGGACATTGATGTTTTATAAGTTCTGGATGTGGGCATGGCCTGATGCACTTTGGGTGTTGACACAGCGAGATGTAAAATATGTACTTAACAGTATGAATCGTCATCCACGTATGGCACGTAGACCAGAGAATATGAAACGTAACTTTATTGAAGCCTTGCAGGAGAGACAGCGTCAAGTGTTGGGACGAGCAAACAGTACACTTTCTGTTGATGTTTTTAAAGTGTCACAAGGTAGTACTGAAGAAATACAGCAGTTATTTGATTTTGTAAAGATTAAAGTTGATTTAAGGAAAGTACGGCAATGGATACAACCAGGAAGAATGAAGCAATGAATATAATGTGTTTATATTGGGTAGGGAAGTTTCGTGGTCGCGATTTTTCAGTAGATGACGTAGTACGACTGCATCAGACGGTAGATAAGCACATTGATCGTCCATATCGATTTTATTGCTTAACAAATGATATGGAAGCCAAAATACCTGCTGAGAAGATACCGCTGAAGCATAACTGGCCGGGTTGGTGGAGTAAAATTGAGTTACACCGTTCTGACTTACCTGAAGGGCGTACATTGTATCTTGATCTTGATACATATGTTGTGAACAATTTACAACCAATACTGGATTATCCCGGCAATTTGGTGATGTTTAGAACCTGCGCACGAGGATTTCGTGGCTTCGAGGCTAAAACGATTCTTCATTATCAGGCAGCAACGATGTTATTTACACCAGGTTCGACGACAGAGGTATATGATAAGTTCCGCAGGAATGCACGGTCAAACATGTTACGTTACCGCAGTGATCAGGATGTGATGGGTGCATGGATACCAGACCAGCCGGTGTTTCCTAATGGATGGATGATAAAATTAAATACGCTGCGGCATGTTAGTGAAAATGAATTGTCGAAAGATATTATTATTGTTACTGGGCAGCCGGGAGATGTTTCGTTTCGTGATCCAGAGTGTGCTTCATGGTTAAAACGCCGGGCTTACGGGAAGGAGGAACAGTTATGTATGTGATATGTTTTTATTGGCAAGGTGACCGTTGGCAACAATACGGTTATAAAGAGCAGGAAGGACGTGTTAATCGCCAGCAGCATTTCATCGAGAAGGTCGGGTGTGTTGAGGATTACCTACCTGCAAAATATGTGAATAACCTTTATAAGGGAGTGAAGCGATTCACCAACAAGCCATTCAAGTTCATTTGCTTTACTAATGAGCCGCTGAAGCTTAATCCTGACATTGAAGTCAGGCCATTTAGGATGGTAACACGTGAAGGGATAATACCGCGTATGTACATGTTCAGCAGAGAAGCTGGGTTGTTTGGACACCAGGTTCTGTGTTTGGACTTGGATATCGTGATAGTTGGAAGTTTGAAGAGAATTATGGATTATGACGGATTGTTTTGTGCAAGAAGTAAATTCAAGATGGGTGAAGAATGGAAATTGGATGGTGATATAATAGGTTTCCGCGCCGGCGAGGAGACTGAAAACTTGCTTTGGAATCCTTTCATAAAAGATGTTCGTTGGGCTGAGCAAGTGACTGGTGGTCGTGAACGTTATTGGTTTCGCCGTGTTGTCGGTGACATTGCAGATCGTTGGGATCAGGTTGCACCAAAACAGATCGTAAGCTACAAACGTCATGTTCGGAAAAATTCTGATAGTCCTCTGCCACCAGCTGCGAGAATTGTAAGTTGTCATGGTACACCACGTCCTCACCAGATACAGAAAGAATGGATAAAACAATACTGGAAATGATAGATCCGATACTTATAACAGGTTGTGCTCGTAGTGGTACCAGTATGGTAGCAGGTGTAATAAACATCTGTGGTGCTTTTGGTGGAGAGATGTCTGGTGCTACCAGAAATAATCAGCGAGGTATGTTTGAAAATGCGCGTGTGAGAAATGATATTGTTAAACCATATTTGCGTCAGATTAGTGTTGATCCTATGGGACAGTATCCATTACCAGATGTAAATAATTTATCAATCCCAACGGGTTGGCGTAGAAAAGTTGAACAAGTAATGATGGATCAAGGGTATACTGATGGATTGTGGATGTATAAAGGAGCAAAGATGTGTTTGATGTGGCCTATTTGGCATTATGCCTTCCCGGATGCAAAATGGATAATTGTACGTCGTAAGTCCAGTGATATAATTAATTCATGTAAGCGTACAGGGTTTATGAGGGCATTCCACAACCAGGATAGACAACGTGCCGTAAGTGCTGATAGTGAAGAGGAAGGGTGGTTGTGGTGGATACATCAGCATGAGCAACGTTTTAATGAGATGATAACTGAGGGACTGAATTGTAAAGTGGTATGGCCTGAGCGTATGATACGTGCTGATTATAAACAAATCTACGAGACTATTGAATGGTTAGGATTGGAGTGGGATGTGAGTAAAGTATTACAGTTTATTGATCCAAAACTTTGGCATGCACGACGTCAGGAAGAAGAAAAAAGAAAAACAGTACGATAAAATGATATACTTAATAACAGGTAAACCAGGAGCAGGCAAAACAACTTATGCTAAGCGATTGTACAAAGAATTGACTGAAGACGAATGTAAAGTGACGGTGATAGATGGTGATGAGTGGCGTGAAAAACATGGTAATAAGGACTTCAGTGATGAAGGGCGGACGAAGAATCTTATAAGTGCCGCCAATGCTGCTGCTCATCTTGAAAAGAAAGGACATATTGTAATTATGGCATTTGTTGCACCACTGCGTGAGTGGCGTTATGAGATGCGACGGCGATGGATACGTAGCCGGGTAATATACATACCTGGTGGTAAGTTGTGGGAGGGTACAACTTATGAACGTCCTTTTGATGATGAACTGGAACTGATAACTTATAAACAATTTGAAGATGGCATTAACAACAGCAGCAAAGGTACTGGCAATAATGGATGACTGCCAGATATCAGAATTAGATATAACGACACATTATATTCCGGCGGCGAGTGCGTTGGTAAGTGATGTGTTTGAAGACGACACTGAGATAGGTAGTACTTTACAGGAGGAGATTGAGCGTTGGTTTACAGCTCATATGATAGCCTCATCACGTCATCGTACAAGTGAGACAGAGAAGCTCGGTGATGCAAGCATTAAATATACAGGCAAATGGGACAAGGGATTACATTCCACACCATACGGACAAATGGTGTTAACACTTGATCACACGGGCAAAATGGCTGAGAGCGGTAAACGACGAGCGAGGGTGATTGCTATTAAGGAAAGAGATAATGGGAATTGAGAGTTTTATAGTGAGGCTTTGTAAGCAGACGGCAGTTTATTGGGGTGATCCAACAAATGATGGATATGGAGGGCAAACTTTTGGAAGTAAGTATCCGGAGGAAATAAATTGTCGCTGGGAAGATCATCGCGAGGTATTTACCGATGCACAAGGAAACGAACTTGTGAGTCGTGCTGTTGTGTATGTTACAGAGGATGTTGATGAAGAAGGATGGTTATATTTAGGTGATTTGGATAGTACAATAGATGAAGATCCAAAAAATGTAGATGGAGCGTATAAGATACGACGGTTTGATAAATCACCAGCATTAGGATCAACGAATGAGTTTTTACGTAAAGTATATTTGTGATGGCAGCAAAGATAACAGGATTCAAAAAAGTGCAGCAGAACTTACGTCGTGAAATTCTACAGATCAAAGGACGTAGTATGGCTGGTTTGATTGAGGCTGCTATACTGGTAAGGAGAGATATGGAGGTTACTCCACCATTGATTCCAGTCAGTAAACTTAAAAAAAGCAAGAGGAGAAGAGGAGGTGGTAATTTACGTGCGAGCTGGTTTACATCTCCTCATCAAACGCCACAAGGCCCATCACTGGTGTGTGGATTTAATGCTAATTACGCAGTATTTGTACATGAGATGGTTGATAAGTCAGGTAAGAAAATAGATTGGAGTCGTCCTAACAGTGGTCCTAAATTCTTTGAGAAAGCACTGAACCGTAATCATAAAGAGATTTTGGAAGTAATACGTAATAATGCAAGAATACGATGAACCCACCAAGCGTAGATATAAAGGATATATTGGAGGCAGAGAGTTCATTAGAATTGGCTTTCGAGACTGATTTATTTATAGGACTTGAACCATCCAAGCCAGATAATTGTGTAACAATTTTTGATACTGACTCTCTCTCACCTCAGCTTACCCTTGGTGGTGATGGAGATGATTATTACCGTCCATCCATACAGATCAGGGTGCGTAATACGGATTATACTGTAGGATGGGCACTTGCACATGATATAGTTGCGGCGTTACACGGCCGGGCAGGTGAAACGTGGAACGCTACATTATATACACTCATCCAATGTTCCAGTGGCCCTGCCTTTCTGGAATGGGATGATAATAGGAATGTGAAGTTCGTTGTAAACTTTAACATTCAACGTAGAACTTAAATTGAGAAAAGGAGGTAAAATATGAGTAGTGAAGCTGTAACAGGAAAAGGTACATTATTTCGGCGTTGGGCGGCTGGCAGTGGTTGGAGCAATATTGCCGAGGTACTGTCAATTACCGGTCCGGGTATGAGTCGTGATGTCATTGACGTTACGTCATTGGATAGTACTGCTGGATATCGCGAGTTCATTGCCGGATTTCGTAATGCTGGAACGGTTACACTCTCGATGGTTTTTCGTCGTGACACTTATGATACGATGAAGGATGATTTTGAGAGTGACGACCTACAAAACTACGAAGTCGTTCTACCAGACGATGAGAATACATCACTGGAGTTTGAGGGATTGGTAACTGAATTGCCTTTGACTATTCCACCTGATGACAAAGTCACAGTGGATGTCACAATACAGATCAGTGGTGAAGTAACAGTAGCCTCTGGTAGTGGTAGTTAATTAAGTATGATTCTAATCAAGGATCATTTTTTTGTAAATTTTAATTTAAAGGAAGGAACTAATCATGGGACTTCTAAAAAAAGACAAGTTACTGCAACGGCAGAAACTTGACATCACCAGGGTTGATCTTGGTGATGGTGAATATGTATATGTACGGCAGATGACTGGTCGTGAGCGTGACAGGTTTGAAGCGTCCATCCTCAAGCGCGTTAATCGTGGAGGAGGAAAAATGGACTTTGAAACCGATACGCAGGATTTTCGTGCTAAATTGGCAGCCTGTACAATGTGTGACGAAAAAGGTGAGTTGTTACTCGCCTTTGATGATTACACACAGTTGAGTGAAAATATGAGTGCTGCACGATTGGAGCAGATCATTGAAGTAGCACAGCGTATCAATCGCATCACGCGTGAGGATGAGGAAGAGTTGGTAAAGCACTCAGGAGCCGACCAAGGCGACTATTCTGGTTCCGGCTCAGTAAAGAGTTGGTAAGAAAGGGGTACAATTAACTTCACCGAACGATTTTATTCCACACTGGGGTGAAACTGAAGAAGTTGATTCAAAACCTCAAGATGATGATAATCCGAATATTATTTGGTCACTTAGTAAATATGGTTGGGTTAAACATCGCCGGCAGACCGTTAGTGAAATGAAGCAGATAGTACATGAAATAGGTAGAAAACGATGAATCTCGGAACACTTATAGCAACTCTTGGTGTTGACGCAACGGGCTTGTATCGTGCCGAACAGCAAATGAAGGCGTTCGAGACGCGAGCTCAGGCGTCTATGGCCAGAACCAGCCGTAGTCTTGCGACAGCTGGAAAGTCAATGAAACAGTTTGGTCGATCAATGTCAATGTACGTGACATTGCCATTAACTTTATTGGGAGGTAAGGCAGTAATGGCATTTTCTGAGGTGGAGGCGTCAATGTCAAAGATGATCGGATTGGTTGGTGTGAATCGTGATGTTGTTGAACAGTGGGGAAAGGAACTGAAGTATGTGGCTGATGAATCGAGTGTTGGTGTAAAAGAATTATCAGATGCCATGTATTTCATTACATCAGCTGGTATACGCGGAGCGGAGGCGATGAATGTGTTGGAAGCATCAGCTCGAGCTTCAGCAGCAGGATTAGGAGAGACAAAGGTCGTGGCTGATCTTGTAACAAGTGCTGTTAATGCTTATGGTATAGCAAACCTGAGTGCCGCCGAAGCGACTGATATACTTACAGCGGCTGTACGTGAGGGTAAGTTAGAGGCAGATGTTTTGGCAAGTACGATGGGTATGGTGTTGCCCGTGGCGTCATACATGGGTGTAGCGTTTAATGAGGTCGGTGCCGCAATTGCCGCGATGTCACGTACCGGTACGAGCGCCCAGACGGCGTCTATGCAATTGCGGCAAATGTTGAATTCACTTTTGAAGCCTACTCAACAAGCAGAGGAAGCATTACGGTTGATGGGCACAAGTGGTAACGAGTTGCGAAAGACGATACGTGAGAAAGGACTGTTGACGGCATTAATGAAGGTACGTGAATTGACCAGTACGTATGGTGAGGAGATAATGGCTAAAGTGTTCCCAAACATCCGGGCGCTGGCCGGCGTGTTGGATATGATGGGATCAAATCTCGAGGATAACATTAAGATATTCAAATCACTTGAGAATGCAACAGGATCGGCTGATAAGGCTTTTCTTGAAGCAAGCAAGACGTTAAAATTCATGCGAAATACTGCTGTTGCAAATTTCCAATCAGCTCTTGAAGGATTAGGTGGATCGATAAAAGAGGTGTTTTTACCTGTACTCGTGCGGTTAAGTGAGTGGTTTCTCAGGATTGCTGAACGGACTGAAAAATTGACCGAACAACAAAGGCGATGGAGAGTTATTATTGGAACAGTAACGGCTGCTATTGGACCATTGTCAGTTGTGCTTGGATTTCTCGTAGGAAACATATTGCCTGGACTCATAAAAGTGGGTATGGCAACAATACGAATGTTTAAATTGTTGAGAATTGTCATGTTAGCTAATCCGATCATGCTAATAGCGACAGTTGTATCGATTGCTGCCGCGGCATTTGTGACGTTTAACAGGCGAATTGGGACAACTATTAAAGAGCAGAAAAAACTTAATGAAGTTGCAGATGATTACAACAAAATTCTGGAAGAAGGGATAAGATTAAGAGAAACTGGTTTAGTAGAAGAAAAAATGGCTGAGATCGCATCAATGAATCAGCGTCAGTTAAGAGATATAAAATCTCAACTTCAAAATAGGATTGAAACGGAAGAAGATTTTTCCATTAAATTGAAATCTGAATGGGACAAACGATTGAAGGAAGAGCAATATTATGCTGATTTGGCATTAGATCAGACCATAGAAAATACGAGAAAAATACGGCAATGGCAAAGGGATACTAAGGGATGGAAGGAGAATTTAATTGAACAAAAGAGACAAAACGAACAACGTCTTAATCAATTACGTAGTTATCTTGATCAGGTATTGCAATTAATTAAGGAAGATAATGATAAAATCAAAATATCGCTTGGTGAGATAAAAATGATATTGAAAGAAGTGTCAGATGAAGCAATTTACGCGGAAAAAATACATGAATTGCTTGGAGATACTTTTGATAAAAATACTCACATGATAAATGCATATAGTGAAGCGATTGACAAATTGATACGTGGGGAGCTGGATATTGCGGATGAAAGAGTACAGGATCTTGCCAGGAGTATGAAATATCTTATGAGCCAGATGACTTTAGCCGGGCTGCTGGCGGATGAAGCAGCTATTGGAAAATCAATAGAGGCTGATGCTGATGCGGCAAGAGATGCGATGATTGCTATGGTAGAAGGTACAACTGAATCATTGGATTTATTGAGTAATACTACAGAAAGTACTGCGGAAGTAATTGGAAATAGTATGATGAACGTTGCCTGTTCATTCAGCACGCTTGGAGATGCAATAGCGCAGGCAAGTGAGGATAGTAGAACATCATTTGCTGAGGCAATGAATATAATTGCTAAGACTGCTACTACGACAATTAGTGTACTTGGGGCTCTGGCAGCAGCAGAGATCATTGCCAAAGAGGCTGCTAAAGGCGTTATTGGTATACTTACAGCTATTGCGGGACTTGCTACGTTGGCAGCTGTTTGGGCAACATTTGTCAAACCAAACAAATATGAACCAATGGCTGAAGGTGCAATTGTTACGCGTCCAACGCGAGCATTAATAGGTGAACGTGGACCGGAGGCTGTAATACCCCTTGATGAAATGATGCCTATTAATAATGTTAATATACATGTAACCATAGAAGGTGTAGCACGTGGTGAAGATATTCATTATGTAGTTAAGGAGATTGAACGTAAACATGAAAATAGTTACGGGTAATGGCTTATGTAGTTGAATATTATTGTCAGTTTTATGATATTGGTGGATTACTGAATCGTATAGAGATACTTGGTCTTGAATCTGCCAGTGATAGTTCGGCTGTGGGCACGGCGATAGAGCACCCTGCCGATATGCCGGTACGTATCAGGCACAGCGGATCTAAAACAGATTATAAAGACGACATTATCCAGGCTCAGGAGCTGGTGTTTAATTTTCATATTGGACGGGATGACGTTGATACGTTTGATGCAATATTTGAGAGTGATTACAAAGATTATAAAATCCGTTGGTATCTTAATGGTCAACTGGAGTTTGAGGGATATATCAAACCTGAAAATCTTAGCCGGCAATTCTTAAAAGCACCACCCTATGTTGAAATAAGTCTTTCGGCAAACGATGCCCTCTCTGACTTGAAAGATGTTCCTTTTGGTAACGCTAATATATTTAGTGATAAGTATACTAAACTTGAAGTGTTGAAAGAGGCATTGACTCCAACTGGAATTACAAAAAACTTTAAAATCCAACTTGGTACTTACGAGAGTAATTATATGAATAGTGATGATTGTGTGTTGGAGGAGATGAAAGTAGATACTCGACGGTTTGTTGAGTGGAAAACTGGTACGCCGGAAATAATGTCTTGTTGGGAGGTTATTGAATCTATATTGAAAGATTATAATGTTAAGTTAAAACAATATAAAGGATATTATCAAATTACTAATCATTATGAGGAGGACAGCCACGAATTTGAATATGATTGGTCTACATTAACTAAACAAAGCCGTACTGAAACTGACAATATTTTAGATGTTTCAAGTTATGATGTAGATTTGTTTGTTGAGGGACAAAAAATACGTCCAATAAAAGATGTTGATATAACTTTCCGCAACAAGGACCTTGGTGGTGACGTAACAGGCGGAATGGATTTGGATGATTGGTCAAACGCTGCAATCTGGACAATAGATTTTAGTGATGGTTACAGCGTATTGGATAATGTAGTTACATTGAATAGTGATGACAGCTCTTATGATGATTGTATTGAGACTGATACTTTTGGTGTTACCAAAGTGACTGATAATGATTATTTGAAAGTAACATTTGATCATATACTTAGTTCTTACACAAGTGATGATGTTTTCAAAGCTTCGATTGTTAAAATAACAATAACACGTCCTGATTCCTCGACTGAGGAGAGTTATTTTCCTTGTCCTGAGTCGTGGGATACTTACGAGAGCTCCATTTATAAGACTTTCCACGTTGTTGCTACAGGTAATTATAGTGTAAAACTGGAGTTTAAACAGCTTGCAGGTCCGCGTCAATGGACTACGGCATCATTTAAACTAAAAAATTTCCGTATTACAAAGATTGTCAACTACGACGATGGTTCAATATCTTCCAGCGTAACCTATGATGAATATTACAAGCAAACATCAGGACAAGGCATTGATGTTTATGAGACTGAGATGCTATTTGCCGATGGTGGACAGACTACTGAGCTGGGAGCATTAATTTATGAAGATTCATCTGAACACTTGACAAGTGATTGGCGAACTTATGGTGGTAGTGAAGATATCCCATTATTGGATATTTATGCACGTAATATACTTAACGACCATTATCGATTTAAAAATTATTTGAAACTGAAAATACATGATCGTAATAATAACGTTGGATTTAATAAGATACTTACGATAAATTCGCGGAATTATGTTTTTATTTCATACGAGAGAGATGTGATTAATAGTGTCATTATTGCTGAATTAGTTGAACTTTTGACAACAGGTCAGGATTATGGTACAATACAAATAAGCAGTCTTAATTCAATCGACGGTATACAAGCCAGCAGTTCAGTTGCAGTAAGTCATTTCACGGCTGGTGGTGTGCCTAACCATAATCAGCTTAGTGGCCTTTATGGAGATAGTGATTATTACCATTTAAGTCTTGGAGATCATACGAAAGTTGGTAATCTTGATACAATGGCATATCAATCTACGGGAAATTATTATACAGCTTCACAGATTAATACTTGGCGAAACTTGGTCACTCAAACCGAGATGGGATACCTGCATGGAGTTACTTCTGATGTTCAGAATCAGATTAATGCAAGGGCTGTGATATCGGGAACGCCGGTTAACAATCGAATAGCTGTTTGGACAGGGGTGACGGATATAGAAGGTGCTTCCGGTCTGCAATGGACGGGTGCTATACTGACCGTTGGGGGTAATGTAAAATTAGGAGACGCTAATCATCTCTATTTAGGTGCAGAAAGCGATATGGACTTTTATCATAGTACATCTAATTATTTGGAACTTGGAGCAAATTTATATATAAGAAAAAAAGACACAAGCGAAAATATAGCAATTTTCTATCCTGATGGCGGGTTGAAGTTATATTATGACAACGCCCTGAAATTAGAAACTGTCACAGGGGGTGCAGAAATAACCGGCGGTGTTGAACATCCCTCATTTGTTACCGGTTGGTTTGGCAATAATTGGCAGATCGATTCTGATGGTAATGTTGAAATAGAAAATCTTCTTGTACGTGCCAGTGCAAGATTCAGAGAACTGATAATAGACCAGCTTTCTATTATTGCTGGCAGCAATCTTATGTCTATTGCAAGAGGCAAAGTTGCAAGCATTGACACCGGAAATTCAACTGTCACACTGGAAGATCCGAACAACCGTGAAGCGTGCTCTTTCGCCGTGAATGATCTTTTCTGGATAAAAACAGTCGATATCGATAAGAACCTTTTTTCCGATGTGCGTGGAAAGATAGTAAGTATTTCGGGTATTACATTGTCACTTAGCTGGAATGTTGACGGTTCAAACGGGACTATTAATGATATATCCGAAGGTGATGTAATTGTCCAGCGGGGTAGTTTGACCGATGAGGATAGGCAGGCATTGATATACAAAACCGTATCCGATGCTGATGCACCTTTCGAGAGAATAATGACAGGAGTGGATTCACTGGCGGCATTTAGTGATTTGGATAATGTCGTTTTTCAACATGGCGATTTAAGCAGTCTTGCTTCTCATGATATCGTCCCGGCTTCACCAGGTTATGGATTTTATAGTGATAATGCTTATTTAACAGGTAGAATTGTTTTGCCTAACGCCGGCATGACAAATGAAGGAGATCAGGATTCGGATATAAGAATCTATGCAGGTTCTGCTTATGCAGATAGAGCAACAGCACCATTCCGAGTTGAGCAAAGTGGGGATATTTGGGTCAATCAAATCGAGCAAGCTGTTTTTAAACAGGATGCGGATAATTACGGAATAAAAATACAGGGTGGACAAATTTGGGAGAATGAATTAGACAGTGATGATGGTTATATTTATGTAAATTCTAAAGGGTATAATGGAGGGACAACAAAATATAGAAATTTTGGAGTAGGCGACGGAAAAGGAAATACGATATTTTATACAATTGGAGCAGAAAATACATTGTTACTAAATTCTAAAATACAGATAGAGGGAGGTACTTATATATTAGAAAGTGTTTCAGCACATGCAGATGATGGGGGATGGGGACAATTGTGGGTAAAAAATTCAACACCAAATCAACTGTGGTTTACTGATGACGCCGGGAATGATTGCCGGATATCAGCAATCACATCTCAGGTTCACGGTGTAGATGTAACTTATAATACGCTGTTTGATGCAATGAAAGATTCTATTCCCGTCAATGGTGACAAAATGTTGGTTACAGGTGGGTTTGATCAAAATAATGTTTTGTATACTGCTTCTTATGCTGAAAGAATAGATTCAGAACATATAAATGTTTACGCGGTTTATGCAGGTGGAAGAACCTCATGGACGTTGGATGACGGTGGAGAATCAACTTTAGATAATGTTTCAATGGCATGGTAAACTAAAATATTTTTAATCATGAAAATTAAACTAAATCAACAATTAAAAAGTGTGGACAATAAAAGTCCAATTATTGGTGAAAGAAATGAACCTCTGACACTTCGCAATATCTGCATCAATGCAGTTCTTGCACCTATAGAAGGTGAAGACCAGAAAAAGAAGTGGGAAAAATACGAAATATTCAAAAAGCTCCGGGATGCAAACGATGAAGTAGATTTGAAAGTAGAGGAGATTGTTGTCATAAAAAATGGGATAGGGCGATTTAATCCTCCATTGATTCTTGGTCAATGTTTTGAGATGCTTGAGGATATTAGATGAATTTGTAGTATATTAAACAATAAAGAAAATGCCTAATGAATTGAAACTCACACGGCGTGATATTAGCTGGATTGTTACTATAATTATAGTGGTTGGTGGATTCGTGATTCGCACCGAAATATTAAACTCAAAAGTCAAAGAACTTGAAAAGACAAACGAATTATACAATCCAGCTATTATTATGACAAATCAAAAAAATATCGCTGAAGATGTTGACGAGATAAAAGGTGATGTTAAAGAATTGATTCGTGTATTTAATGAATATATGTTAAATCAATGAAATGGTTTATAATTGTAATGGTATTGCCACTGCTTGTCTGTGAGTCGGATTCGTCATTACTTGATACAGTGGAATTAAATACATCTCGTAATGAGATGATAATGCAACAAGAGCAGATTACTAATGATCTTGATAGTATAAAACTTGATATTAAAAAACTTATAAAACAATTGGAGGAAAAACAATGAACTTTTTAATCGAACTAACTTGGAGTAAAATAATGGCACTTGTCGTGCTTAGTGGTGCATTTATGATTGATATTATGAATGAGCTTTCTGGTACGGTATTTATGTTTTCATTACCTTTTGTAGTGTTTCTAATAACTGGTAAGCAGTTCATTGATTATCGTAAAATGAAAGAAACAAACAGCAAATAAAATGACTAAGACTATTTTACTGATTCCGCGTGTTGCGATGTACCTGAAAGCAACAGATTATTATGGACTAACTGAGATTGTTGGTGAGGAGAATAACCCAGAAATAATGCAGTGGTTCTATGATCTTGGTCACACCTGGGTACAAAGTGATGAAACGGCTTGGTGTACGATATTCATAAATTGGATAGCACGCGATTGTGGATGTGAATTTTCCAGCCGGTTAGATGCTCGTAGTTGGCTTAACATAGGACGGGAAACAACAAAGCCACAACTTGGAAATATTGTGGTGTTTTGGCGTGAGAATCCTCAATCGTGGAAAGGACACGTTGGGTTGTTTATTTCACATATTAATGATTATGTATATTGCCTTGGTGGAAATCAGAATAATCAGGTAAACATCAAACCATATCCTGCTGGACATGTGCTTGGATATAGAACATTAGAATATATGTAGTGTTATGAAAACAAAACTTATTTCAATATTGTTGATAATCTTGTTGGTGATTATAGGAATATCCTTTTATAACAACCACAAGTTGAAGCGTGAATTGAGTAATGCTTACATAGCACACAATCAATTGAATGATACAATAAACCAGTTTAAAACGATAGTTTCTAAATATGGTGATAGTCTTCAGGTTGCAAATCAGATAATTCTAAGTCAAAAACAAGCTGTCGAAATGGGACTTATCCGGGAAGATGAACTGAAAGACAAATATCTCAAAGAGATTAATAACGTCATTGAACTGAAAGAACAAATAATTATTCTTAAAAAGCAGGGACAGTATATTGACACAATTTATATAGAAAAATTTAAAGGATTTGATTGGTTGAAAATACCTGCTAAGATGTCATTTTATAACACCTGGTACAATGTTTCGATTACAGTGGATAAAATACCTTTGCTTGATAGTTTAATCGTTTACAGTGAACCTAAATTAACTTTGGGATATATGAAGCAAGGACTTTTTAAGCATTCTGAGAGAGTAACGATTTATGAAAATTCTAATCCTTATATTCAATTAAAAGATCTTAAAAGTTTGACAATTGAGGAACAGAAAAAATGGTATCAGACAACAGGAGCCAAAATAGGATTTGGTGTGTTAGTTGGAGTAATTTTTACTTCGGTTGTTTTACAATAGTTTTTCGTGGTATGAGATGCATAATTTTATTAGACAATTCCCATACTTCTTGTTTGTAATTATCGGATGTCTGGGTGTCATTCAGCACTGTTTTAATGGAGTAATTAATTACAGAATAATGTTTATTTATTTCTGCAGTGATCATGGCCTGTGTAAATTGCGGGTTACGCTTCCCTTGGCCTTTCCATGGCCACAGCCATTCTGCAAAATAACAATATAGTTGGCGTACTTTTACTGTTTTGCGATGCATATCTTTACTACGTACATCGTCAATGCTGACATTGTAATGTTGCGTCAGGAATTGCAGTAAGCCTAATGGAGTTCGTATTAATTTTATGATTATGTTATTTTTGATATTCCCTTGTGTATAGTAACTTCAAACACGCGGTCTGCCGCCGCGATGATGTCTTCACGTGGGATGCGCTCGTCACTAACCATAAGGATCTGTATGTTTAGTTTTTCACTCACCTGTCGTACCATTTCCAATACGCGGCGATTCTCCTCTACACCTTTAAGATGTTTAAACGGCTCATCCAGTATAAGAACGTTGCGTGATCGTGGACATTGCATGCTCCATGATGCTACACGTAAGGCGAATGCTGCAACGTCTACTGCACCAACGCCACTGGCCGTAAGTGGATCTACTTGATGATTGTCCCGATGAAAATACAAGTCGCATTCAGTTTTATTACGCCTTTGTACAAACTCCACTACCAGCTCATATGGGTCGTCAAACACGGCACTGAGAGCCATACTGGTAATGTCTGAGATGTGATATTCCAGCTGTTGCTGAGTTTTTAATCCTATCTCACGTACGATTTCACGTGCCTGCTCATGGCGAAGTAAGGAATGATGAAGTTGTTTCAGCTCTTTTTTCAGCTTGTCAATGGATAACTGTACCTGGGTGCTTTGCCCTTTTTGCTGTTCCAGACGATTACGTATGTGTTGTATATTAGTCATTTCTTAAATAGATGTTCTTTGAAATATAGAATCAATTCAACGACATTTCCTGGTTTTTTCTCCAGTTGTGGATGTGGATCAACTAATGTCCAAAGGTAAGGTTCTTCGTTCTGAATTTGAACTGTTAAGATTTCAGCACCAAGTGGCATTACAACGAATTGTGAATCTACCACATCTAAAGGATATTTCCAAATTGTTCTCATAGTTCATATTTTTCTTCGAGTTGTTCTACGTTCTCATTTATTCTATCCTCCAACGTACTAATATCCTTATCTAAGGATTGGATCTTCTTTTCAGCTTGTTCAATAGTTGTACATTTCCAGTCATCTTTAAGCTGTTGCATCAGCTGTCTTTGCTGTCCTTTCAGTTCGGAGACTTCACTCTTTGCAGAGTCAATCTGTTGTTTTAGTTTTAGTAATTGTTGTTCATTCATCTTATTAATCTTTTAAATTAATAAACTCCTTTACTTCATTTTGTGTTAACCGGCCTTCTTTGTACAGTTCACGTGCAAGTTGTGTACGATATCGTGGGTGAACGTTACGTAGAAGTTCAAGATCAGTTTTTTGAGCACATACATCCTCTGTCAACCAGCGGTTATGTGCCTGAGCATCTAATGTCATACGTTGTCTTATAGTCATTGATTTAAATATCATTATACATTACTATTTGTGTTACAGTTGCATATCCTACCACTATGTGCATATCATTCTGTGGTGCTTGCCATAACATTCCACACAACAGTCCATCTATGTAGAATTTCACGCCACGTGATCTCCAATCTATATAATACATATGAAACTGCTGACGTAGTTGTTTTATTAATCTTTGGTTGCGTAATTGCAAACTTTTGTGTACGCTAACTTTACCGTGAGGATCACTGTTGACACGATTGTCCCAAACAGCCAGGTTTAGATAAGGATGACGACTGCTCTTTATGGTAAGTTCAATATCAATTTCATTATAAAAAGTATCACCACTTTCAGCCATCCACAGCGCCGGCCAATAGTTCTCCTGAAACTCACCATCCATCTGAGCGAAAAAACATACTATTCCATAGCGAAATTTCTCCCTGGTCCGTATCCAACCCCATTTATCTATCCATTGTCCATCGTTAACACTGAAACTATTAAAGAACATACTGTTAATTTTGTGATGACGAAGTGTCCCAAATCCAAAGAAATACCGTGGGTAAAACCACAACCGGATGAAGAAATTTATAATTGCTGTCATTCTTCCATTGCTTTATATATTACTTGTTTCACGTTCTCTGTTACACGGTTTGTTTGCAGGAATTGTTCCAGGTTCTCCTCAAAACTTACCGATGCTCTGAACTCAGTATTTAGCCTTTTGACAAACGCCTCAATTCTTTCATCGCGTTGCTCTTGTTGCTGAATGTGATCGCGTGATACTGCATCCTCATCGATAGGTAAGTATACGGATACTAAAGTATTTCTATCAGCATACCAAAGGTGTACACGTGGACGATGTGTTTCATCCGCACTCTGGCGAGTCAACGACCCGGGATTAACCAGCAGCCTACCCTCATATCTCTCAGTAAAAGGTTTGTGGTTATCACCGGTTACGATAAGATCAAACTGCGGATATTTATTCAACAACCGGCTGGCACGTGGAGCTTCACAACCTGGCCACGGAGGACGTCCGATATAATTCATAACATGCCAGACTAATGTTGTTTTATCTTTAATTCTTAATACTTCATCAATATTTCCAGGATCTGTTTTCCAATATTCTGTTGGTTTTTTTTGCCAATGGCATTGTGTCAGTATGTTTAACACATCAGCTTGATATAATGTGTTGATACCACACTTATATGCCAATTCCAAATTATGTTGTGGCAGGTCATGCTGTCCATATACAGTGTGGAATTGATCTGGTAGATATATTATTGCTTGACTTAACAAGTATGGTGATGGCTTCCAGTGATGAAACAAATCACCAGCATGTAATACCGGACAGTCGTGTTCACGTTGCAGTTCTTTAACGAACATAACCTTACCCCACTGTACATTCCAGAAGTTATCTACACGGCATGGTGGTGTATCCTCACGTAAGTGCCAGTCGCTGGTTAAGATAGCATCAGCCTGTTTACTTGTTATTGGTTGAGTACGTTTCATTTTGTAGTTTTCCATTTTTATCTTCATACCATATATTACCACCAATTCCTCTTTTACGTCTTTCAATTAATTCCTTATAATGTTTAAATCGTCTATCAGCATATTTGAAATGTCTTCTTATTATTTTATCAGAATTAAATGGATTAGAAATTCCATGGCGTTCTGCTATTTCTTTAGCATTTTCTAAAGTATTTGCTCGAATAATATGTCCAGATGCTAATGTAGTTGTTTTGCTTGATGGTTTTTTAGAATAAAATACCGTCATATAATAATATCTTAATCTTAATTTTGTTTTCATTACATTATTCTTTTTAATTGTACGTGCTTCATTTTGTTTTATGTTTTACGGTTTGTCCACACAATGGACATATATCTGGAAATTTATCTCGGAATATTTTTTCAAATTTTAACACGTTTTTCTCGCCTGTAACAAGTTTTTCCTGTACGGTGGTTAAATTATACAGCAATGTATTTAATCGTTGCCTGTGTGTATTCAAATCGTTTCTACGCGCGTATAGTTCCAATACATCATTCACCAGCGTTTCATCTTTCAATATAAATGACGCCTTCTCGATTTGTTCTCCGACTTGTTCAATACTTTTGATTAATGTTGTTAGTTGTTGCTTGTCCCTGTACTTTTTTTGCAGATCCTGATCCATTCTTTCTAACACTTCGACGTCAGCCTCGAACTTGTCTAAGTGATCAAATTGCTTTAGTTCTCCTTCTAATTCTTCTTGTCTGCGTTCACTACTACGGATATCTTGCTCAATCTGACGGATCCAGCCAGATATGCTCTTTAGCATGCTATCTATCTTCTCTAAGTGTGCAACACGGTTAAAGTGCTGAGCAACTTCACCTGGCGTACTGCTTAACAGAAAATGACTATCCAACTGTTGCTGTAAATTGATCTCGTTTATATTAAGTAACTTACTTATTTCTTCTGGTACATCAGTACTAAGAGCTTTAAATACGATCGAAGGTGTTCCTAATTCATACTGATTACGTTGCTTATCTCTTATTCGTCCAATAATTTCTTCATCAATTTCTATTGTTACATCAGTTCTCTCACCCCACGTACTACGGAATTCCTCACCCGTCGGTCGATTCCAAATTAGCCAGCGTAGAGCACGAATGATGGCACTTTTGCCTGTGTCACTTCTACCAATGATAACATTTACACCATTGGCTAATTCCAAATTAGTTTCCTTGTGACTTTGGAAATTTTGTATGTTGATGGTTTTGATCATATCAATATAAGTGTTAGAATAATCATAATAATACAGATCAGCATTATTAGGCAGCCAAATCGGCATTTACGTTTCAAACTGAGGTATTCCTGCCAATCATAATATGTTATTATGATTATTCATTTGGTGGTTGATTTTCCATGTTACTTATATAATTGTCAATGTATTTGTAAGCAGCTTCATTTGCTGCTTTGGGTGTTTTAAATGCTTCTTTCGACCAATCTCGTATAACTGTTTTCATGTCGTTTGATAGTATCTTAAAGTAGAATCCATCCTTGCATTGTTCTACCTTGAAGATCAGTTTTCTGTATTGATGTAATTGACGATACCGGACTTGTTCACCTGGTTGTTGACTGGGTATAAATTGTGACAATGTTTGAATAGTCATGTTAGCTTTGTCCAACCGGATTCTTAGCTGGTGGATCCTTACCTCACTTAATATAATGAATATTGCTAATAGAATGAATTCTGCAATGGCAATAAAAGCAAATAATTCTAATTCTTGTTCCATAATGTTAATTTAATAATTTAATAATTTTCTTTACAATAGTTAGCAATTAGTATTGCATCTGCCGTCTCGGCAGTTATTTTTATGTTTGGATACAACTCCTGTGCCCGCTGTCGCAATCGACGCTTCCATTCAGTTTGACTCTCGTTTTTATCTTTATGTAAACCATAATGCCGTTGCCATTTTGAAGGTAATACGAACTTGAAGGGTATCTTTAATGCAATTAGGAATCCTTGCAGCATACCATAGTTTTCACCAAAGTTAAACGACGATACAACTCCTTGGCCTGGAAATGAGTGTACTTTTTCTATCATTGCACAAGGACTTAACCATGTTGGAAGTTTATTTGCTGAATACTTGCTTATTGTGCAAAATAAATCAACATTCGTAGATTCTTTGAAACGTATTATTAATGGACTATTCAAACCTTCACTTATTACAGCCATTCCACCACTTTTATTACCAGGATCAATGCCGATGTAGATATTTGTATTTGATGTTTTCTTTCCATTCAAGTATAATTCACCATCACCGAGATGTCCTGATTGTGTATAAAGTCCTGTGCGTTTCATTTCTTTTCCTCCTGAAGTTTAGTGTATCTTTTTCTTTAAGGTAGAAGTTTACTTTTCATTTAATCAAATAATTTCAGATGTAATTCTTTTGAATATTTTCCCTGGTAATCAGGACACTGTTTTCCATTTTCATCAAAAGCCATTATCAATCCATTAGTGAATTTATATATTGTATATATGTTCATCTTAATTCGTTTAAAGTAAACATTCCTGCTCGCAGCCGGTGGACTGTAAGTCCTGAATCAGAAGCCTCACGCATTATTTCTTTATCATTTAACAATGACAATTGATATGCAATATGCTTACGTTGAATATTTGTAAGATTAAATTGCCTTATGATCATCTCTGATAGTTCAGGTTTTGTCACTATCATCGTTGCTTAAGTTTACGGTCACTCTTAAATCGTCGTTCAATATCCTCCCAAAGATCAATAACTTTGTCCTGTAGTTCTTGCTCAAGTTTCTGTTGCTCTACAATATGAATAGATTTTTCCAGTGATTTGTCCAGTTTCGTATCACCTATCATATAAATAGTATTCTTAGTATGATCCTTAATAAACTGCAAGTTTTCACGTATGTCATCTATGCCATAATCAAACAATATAGTGAGTGGAGCTGTATGGTAAGGCTTCCAGATGGTACTTTTGAATATCTCAACCTCAATCTTTACACCAATAACACGCGTAATGCTGCGTTCGCTGACCTCACTTTTGCGTTTGATCTTTTCTGGCGTGGATGTACGTAACCTGAGGCTGGAGTAAAATCCAACAGCTTCACCTCCGGGACTACGATAACGTGGTCCGAATTGCTCCATACTCTGCCGAACCTGGTTTGAGCATACCATCAAATAGTTTTCTCGTGTCAGCGTACGGCACGTCTTGCGAAGTTCTTCACTAAACTCCTTTGCACGGCGCATACCCATCTTGTCACCTTCATCTAACTCAAGATCAGTGCTTAATGCTGCCAGTGAGTCGGCAAATATTCCGTTGATATTCTTACCTTCCGGCTTCCACTCGCGTACAGCTTTAAATATCTCAGGTACGGTGTCAGGATTGGAATATTGCATTTTATTAATGTTAAGATCGAATTGTTGCGCAAACTGCTTATTTAACCTTGCCTCAGGATCACCAAACATTACATCTCCTCCTTGTCGCTGCACAGCACCTGCGATTTCACATAACAATACGGTTTTACCACTTCCGGCCGGACCAAACACTTCAACTAATATTCCACCAGGCAGTCCTCCACCATGCACACGTCCACCAGCGATAGCAAGATTTAATAATGTTGATCCGGTCGAGATCATTATTTTATCATCACCTACATATTTATCTTCACCAGTGGTACGGCGTAGCTTCGTTGCGTGTCGTCGCATTTGTTGACTCAATGGTACAGGTTGTTTAATGCGTTTCATCTATACACTGTAATATTTTTTGTATATGCACTTCATCAATTCCTTTATGACGCAGATCATCTGTAAGCTGCTCACGGAACTCCTCATAGTGTATGTCGGGATGAGTTGAACGGTAGCCGAACCACAACGTCCTGATTCTACTGGTCAAATCCTGCAAAAGTTCCTCCTCGGTACACAGTTTATGATGATCCTGATACCACTGCTGCATCTGTTCACGCATGACCTCACTCTTGTTCTTATTACGTGTGAGTGCGTAAAGCGACAGATATGCACCGAGCTTACGTGGTAGAGGTGCAGCAAAGTTCTTCCAACCACTGCGATCGGTTCGCGGCTTGCGAATGTTAATTATTGCCATTAGTCCTTATTTAATTCCAAATATTTATCATAACAGTCATCATACTTGTCACAATCCTCACAATCGTTAGTATTATCCCAATCTTCACCAAAATTGTGATCATGTGGACAAGGATTTTCTTCTTTGTCTTTTCTTCTCCTGGGACGTTGCTGTTCTTCACCCTCTTTAGGTGTGGTTGTTCGTGTACGCTTTATTTCCTTTTTTTCTTCCTGTTCTTCTTCGTCATCTCTATCTCTATGGACTGGTTCCTCTTCGTCATCGTCTTGGCGATGTTTATGTTTTACTGGTTCTTCATCGACCTGTTCAGCAGGTTCCTCTGTATCGAGTTCAAAAAACATTGTTTTAATTTCGTCATAACTCAATACAACCAATATCTCGTCAAGATTCGGTATTTCATCCAAGATGGATTCTTTGTAAGGCTTACGTTCCTCAAAGGATATGTTGCGTGCTTTTGGAAAGGTGTTACGTCCGAAGGACTCCCATTTGAGTTTTATTGCTGCTGTTTTACCTTCTTCAAGATCAGGAAACACGTCGTTTTCCTCGTTAATTTCCAGTTCTTCGTTCAACACATCCTGGAAGCAGAATTGTGACATATCCCAAACATAAGGTATTTCGTCGTGTTCTTTTGAGTCAATAGGAACCACAACATAAAGGTTTCGTAGTTTGGCGGCCGCGTCTTTAACATCATCCCAATCTCCTCCTTTATCCATACGCTCTTTTACGTAATCACAGATAGGACATTGCTTACCTATACTCTTTGGACAAACAACTGTGTCATTATCTACACCAACACTACGATGAACCTTAAAAGGTCGCTTGTACCAAAGACTACCTGGTGTGGCTATATCTTCAGCCTCATTACGGTCAGGATGTTTTTCATCAGTTACTTCATAAGGTAAAAAGTCGAGGTAAATCATACGGGTATCTTCTTCAATACTTAATGTTTCAATTCCCTTTGGTAAGTTGAGATATCCAAAAGATCTACGTCTTTTTTGACGTCGCGCGTCTTCTGAGACTTTTCCTTTAAAATAGTTTCTACGTTTTTTTGTCATTTTGTTTTAGTTTTTATGTTTGTCTATTCATTTGACTATTTCTTTGTTTTATCTTAATTTTTTTATCAACATTTTTTTGTCTCTTCTGACGTTCATCAGATAGATCTCGTGGGACACGAGGCCCAGCGAAATACTGTTGACCATGTAAACGGACAAGGTTTTCAAGCTCATCCTTACGCTGATCAAAAGTACGTACAGCTCCTTTCGCCACGGTATTCTCAAACTTAGCTTCTATATATCGCTTACTGGCTTTTTTATAATTTTCGTGCATTAATATTGCACTGTTTACAGCTGACTCAGTAACCTTTGGCATATCAAACTTGTCCGGATCATTACGAATCTCCTTATCCAACTCAGCCTTTACCAGTTCAAAATGCTCCTTGGCTAAGTCTTCATCACGAGCTGTTTCAGCTTGGTACTTGGTATATTTTAACATCAATGCTGATTGCTCCAAACATTCAACATCCAGAGCAGACTCGTCTATTTCAATATCTTTTTCGTAGTTCATAATATTTCCTTATATAGAATAAAACAAAATATTTTGTCTTTTACATAATAATTAATATCTACAAGTTCAAAATCGTTATTACTCACCCAATCATTCATTTGATCTTCAAAACTACTGATTAATACACTTGAAATTACTTTAAACTTTAACGGTTTTTGTATCATCTTATTTATTTATTGCAACATAACTTGCATATACTAATCCGCTGAAACCAGTGTTGTACGTTGGCTCCATGAACTCTTCCAATACATGTGCTGCCTGGTCGTCCTCTCCTCCTAACAACACGCTCTGACAATATGCCATTACGTGTCGGCGGATACTCTCCGGATCTTGATCTTTTAATCCTTTCAATATGTTGCTAACAACGCTCCACTTCTTGCGTTGTAACAACGCACGACACAACTCAATAGATTGTGTTTGTTCTTCAGTTGCTTGCTCAGCCAATTCCATACGTGTTTCAGAATCTACGCTCAGCACTTGCTCCAGTATCTGCAGTGCGTTGCGTGGTAAACCGATGCTACTCTCAATTATTTGATCATAAACTTTCTTATCAAGTTCCTCACCTTCTTCCTTTACGACGTCTCTTAACAGTGATAACATCTGCCGGTGAGACAATGGATATACGTGAAACACCTGACAACGACTACGAACTGTTGGGATTATCTTTTGCAGTTCTGTAGTACATAATACAAAGTATACGTGTTGTGGTGTGTCCTCAAGTATCTTCAGTAACGCATTTTGAGCATCACCTGTCAACTTGTGAGCCTCGTCCAATACCCAAACTCTCACTTGACCATTCATTGGCATAAATTGTGCGTTCTTGCGTATCTCGCGTATAGTATCTATACCACGGTAATCGGCTACATCTACCTCGCGGAAGTCCTCACGTGAACATTCCAGCCTATTGGCAACGATACGTGCGAGCGTTGTTTTCCCACAACCGGTCTGCCCTTGGAACATAATCGCATGAGGACATTTATCACGGTTGGATAACATCTTATCCAGTGTCTCAAGCGTTTCAAAATTACCACGGACTTCATCCAGTGTATGTGGGCGATATTTAAGATAAAGATTCATTTTATAATATTATTATACAAAAAATATTTTAAATAACATATAATTTTTTCTCTGCCCATGATTTATCTACTGGAGCAACTTCAATTTCAACGTCCAATGGAACGATGATCCATGACCATGCCTTTGGTAATTCTTCACAAGCCACACGCCTGAACGTTTGTGCAACATGTTGTAATTCGCTTGGATGAGTATCTGTAAGTGCTGAATCGTGTATTTGTCCAATCAAACGACTATCCCAGTGTTCTTCACGTGCAATACGATCAACTTCGATAAGTGTCCATAATAAGCAATGAAATGCTGCTCCTTGTACTGGATAATTTATGACATCGTTGTAATCCATTACGCCGCTACAACGGAAACCTGTTAGCATGTCAATGTATCCATACTTCTGATAAGTTTTCCACCAACGATCCTTCCAACGTTGATAATCTGAAAACCGACGGTTCCAAAAATCATCCTCTATATCTTTAATATGTTCAGTAAATTCTTTAAAGGATTTTATGCCTTGATTTCTCAAGTGTGTAGACAAACTAACATTCCCTTCGTACACGTCAATTCCCTGCCCATCTTTCCATGTTCCTTGTGATAGTTTACCCCAGTCACATGCTAAGTTTATGGCACAATTACCATAGTAGCTACCATAGAACTGTGGAAATACAAAACCATTTTTTGCTGCTGCACGTAATGTTTTATGATTAGATGAATTGTTATACTTAAACATAAATATCTGCTCAGCCATGTCACGGTGCATATCTGAATTTGGATTGCTTATGTATTCTATCATTGTCGGATCGTGGTGGTAGCACGCCGCTATTCGCACTTCAAGTCCTGAGAAGTCAACCTCCAGCAACTGGTGTCCCGGTCGCGGATATAATACCTGCCGTGTTGCTTCCATTGCTTCTGTGTCTCGTATTGGAATATTCTGGAAGTTAGGATGATCCGAACTGCTGCGGAATGTGCGTACCAGGTTTAAGTTAAAAAAGGGATGTATATATCCACGTACAGCCTCACGTATAAATCCTTCAAGGTATGTATTACGTATCTTCCGCAGTTTGCGTATTTCTATTATGGTATCCAGCTCGGGTATGTTCAATGCTTTTAGCGCTGCTTCATCCGTTGCCCCTGTACCAGACTTTGTCTTGTATACCGGCGTGAGTTTTCGAGTTATGTATAGGTAGTGTGCCAGCTGTGAATTGCTGTTAATGTTTACACGCTTTGACACGTGCTCCCAACGCTTGTAGAAGTTCGTTGCTTTCAGATTCTTTTCCAACTTCTCGATGCGCTGCGTCAATTTTTGCTTACGCTTTTCGGCATAATTCAAGTCCACACGTATGCCATGCTGCTCGGCATGGGCAAGTGCCAGTGAGCCATCAAGTAATAATTTATTAGCTTCCGCTGTACGTGGATTAATGTTCATTTTGTTCTTATTTTTGATATATCTTCTTCAGACATCCACATTTCCTTTTCATATCTAATAAAATATGTGACAAATGTTCTATGTAATGTCCATCGATTTATTGGTATCAAAAATTTTTGTTCATATCCCCATTCAATAATTTGTTGCTTCTCTCGATCATTATGATAATAAAAATGAAATGAAAGAGCAATTTTAGTTGTGCTATCTAAACTTTTATAA